GCTGATAAACAAAGAGTAAAATTAGATTGTATACAAAGAATAAAAGATTATTTCAGAATAGAAAAAATGCAATTCAATCAACCAATTTACAAAAGTCAATTAGAATTTGAATTAATGGGTGTTGAAGGTGTTCGTTCAATTGGACACATTACGATTACACAAGATAATGATTATTTTATTCCTAACAACGCTGGTGAAAATATAGTTCCTCCAACTTTTAGTTATTTATTTAGCCCAGAAGGTGATGGTGTTGATTTAGATGGTGATAATGTAATTGATGGTGGTTTTATTACAAATGATACTACTAATTACAATTTTAAATATGATTTTAAAACTGCACTTTCTGATGATGGTACAATTATTGTTCCACCAAACACATCAACACCAACTGTTTTTGAATTAAAAAATCCAAACCAAAACATACAAGGGAGAGTT